CAGGCGGCCCATACAGGCCCACTAACCGTTACCCTCTGAGTATACCCCTCCACCTTTCGACAGTCCGCATGACCCCCTTACGGCGATTCTAGAGGGTGTTTCGTTCCATCCCCAGCTTCCTCATCTGTACCTTCGCTAGCTTAAATTCCAAGAGTGCGTCAAGTCCCCCATACAGCAACAGTTCCTTTGGATCGATTTCGTATATCCGATTCGGTTTATTACTCTCTGACTTGAAATACGGAGCTGTCTTCACATCGTACACCGGCTGCCCGAAGTTGACGTAGGCCTGGAATTTCAAGCCCGTAATCCCTGGCCGGTTGTCCAACACGTGAGCCGCTTGCATCGTATCCCATGCCCAATTGTTCACTCCGTGTCCGAACTCTTTACGAGTCCACCGCTCCTCGAATTTCAGGTTGGCTGCGATCTTGGGGACGTCCGACCGGAGCAATTCCCCCATCGCCTCCACCGCCTCTCCCCGCCACAGAAAAACCGCCTCTCCCCGCCACAGAAAAGAAACAGCCCGAACATCCTCATCGTTGGATGCCCACCATGCCACCGCACAACTAACGATCTTCGCCTCGGAACTGTCTGGCTTGAGCATCGTCGTTTCATAGTCGAAAGCAATCGGATCATCAGGGTTGTCCGGGAACGATTCCAGCAACGCAGCCGCCCCTCTGGGATCGTACTCAATCCTGACTTGCTTCCTGTAATCCGGTACAACCTCCCACGGCCTCCCCTTCTGTCGGAACGCAACCTCCAAATGCCGCTTAAACCACAGCCGCAGGGCCTGATCACCGCCGCTCCGCAGCAGGTAAGCCGGATGGAACGTCGGACACACCCAGGAATTGAATTCCCTGTCTGGTATGGTGTGTCCTGCCCACAATGAAACCTTGCCGGGGTCTTCCTTCCACAGATACCCGATCAATGACGACACCGCCGTACCACCCAAAAGTATAACACATCTCGGCTGCAATTCCTTGATCGTCTTGAGCAGGTTTGGCCGGCATTGCAGAATCCTCTTCTTCGTCGGCTTCGGGTTGCCTTCACCTGGCCAGCAAACGACGCTGTTCGTCTTCCAGCAATCACGATCCAGGTCTACATCTATTTCTCGCAGGACTTCACGGAGCAGTTGTCCCGACTCACCGATCAGTTGAGTACCCCGCTTGTCCTCTTCCTTGCCAGGGGCCTCTGCGACGATCAAGACTTTCCTTTTGCCTTCGCCGGTCACCGGCATCTTGGGAGTGCGGCAACCGCGATAGACTCCGCAGACGTTGCAACGGGGGACGGACGAGGCCCGCTTGAATTCCGATTCGTCGAAGAATGGCACCTATTTATCCTCTGCAACTGTCAGGCAGACCACGTACTCAAACTGCTCCGTTTCGATCTTCATCTTCGATCCGTCGATCACCGCCTCCCTCGATCGTCTCAACACCTCACGCAGCAGAGATTGAACGACAAAGGAGCACCATCGTATTCCATGTCCACCACCTTCTCATACAAGCCCTCAGCCCCTTGCCCCCTCATCCGCATCGATCCTTTTTTCAGATCGATCTGCATGTCCCTTGCATCTTCAGGATTGCCTCCGGAGAAAATCTCGGCTCTGAAGGAAGCGTCCGCCAGCCCCTCCGGCAGAATCACCTGCTCCCCGTCGCACTCCAGTATCTTGTCCTTGGATCGGTACTCCTCCATCCACCGTCGAACGGATATCACAAACGAATCCCCAGCCTTGCGGAAGTGAATCCAGGCAGCCGTCTCCGCCATCTCCGTCACCCCGGTATTCAGAACCTTGGCGAGCGGTTTTCCTTTGACAAGATAGGATTCCGAAACGCCCGTCTCGATTCCCCATCGAAGCATTTGCAGGTTGTCGCAAGACTCCAGATACTCAGGGTGAAAATGGACGCAGATCAATTGGAAGTTACTGTCATCGCTGCTCGTACTCTTGAGCACCACACCCAAGGCTTCCATGAAACCATCAGGCAACGCCCGCCAGTCATCTTCCTCCGGCGTCTCGATGGAGTCCAGCGGCAAGACCACCTCTGCTTCAGTGGTAAATTTCGCTTTCTCTTTCTTTCCGATCCGCAACTCCAAGACGTTCCCCTTCGTCACTGCAATGACCGGGCTGCCCTCTTTCAGCTTGCCGAGCAACTCTAGCAGGGGACGGGAAGGGATGACCCCCTCCACCTCTGAACCGAACGGGGACTCTGCCGAGCATGTTATCTCGTCGTTAAACGTAAAGACTCTTCCATCTTGGAAGGCGAACTTCGATGACTGCACAACTAATTCTTTTTCGTCCAGTCCGGGGGCGACTTCCATCAGCCGCTTCCTGAGCACATCTCCTGCGATTTTCATTTTGGGTTCTCCCGTTTTTTGATTCGGTCTATCAGTTTGCACTTTTTATCTTCATAGATTGAACGAACAACACAAAGCGGATTTGACCATCGTCTCTGAAATGCCTTCCATCCATCTTTCACTATCCCCAATTCATCCCTGTATAACATCACGTAAGCTGCAAAACCCGCTTCCATCACCTGTATGATACGACCCTCTGCGTTAGCAAACGTGTCTTTAGGAAAACCAGCAAGCACATAACACTTGCACACAGCCGATGCCTTTCTCAAAACACCACCACGAATAAGCATCCTACCAGCTTCCTGTAACGGGACCAGATCATCTGGAGTATCACAAGCAAACAACAACACGGCTGGTTCCAATTTCCGGATTGCATTCACATGCCATTCACACAATCTCTTAGCTTCCAAGCCTCCAGTAAAACGTGCTCGTTCTTTTTGCTTACGAAGCATCCGGAATACAGACTTGACATGTTTTTCTGAACATGCCAAGAGATTGTCATCTTGTACATTATACCCATCCACTATTGGCAATTCGCGAACACCCACACCCTCACGTTTCCACACCGAACAGAACCAACATTTGTTTGGGCAACCACGGCTAGTTATCACGAAACCGTCCTTGAGATACCTACCAGGAACAAACTCCTCACTTCGTTGACCAGTAGCAGGGCCGCCTATCAACACAGGAGCAAATGGCTTCCATAACTTAGCCAGCCGCTCCGCCCTCGGCAAGTCCCAAGAGAATGCAACACTGATATGTACTTCGTCAGCAGAATCCGTCAACCGTGGACCTCTATTGACTACAGCCAAATCATCAGCAGGTGTGGCCGATGTTCGCCTAGGGAACACCCGCAGGATTCGCTTCATCACAAAATTACTCCGCAGTGAAACCGTTCACACCATGCCAAATCAAAACAAGCTGGCTCTTGGACGCCACAAGATTTGACGTCCCGCCATTTTTGACACACAGCTTATCAACCAACTTGACAAGATCATCCGTAACGCCTTCGTCCAGTCCTCTCTCTTTCAGGACAACACCTGCACAAAAGAGACGGTTTTTCAGAGAGCGGATTCCACTAACCGTACCACGATCAGGACCAGTATTTTTCGGAGCGGACTTAGATTTATTCGGAGCCTTCTCCTTCTTCGGTTCCTCAACCTCAGCAACCTCAGCTTTGGCAGCTTTCTCCGCCGCCCGCTTCTTCTTCGCCGCAGCCGCCAACACAGCCTTCTCCGATTTCTTGCTAACAAACAGCTCCACTCCCACGAAACCCTCAGACGATTCGGGTTCGGCTTCAGTTTCCTCAGCAGCAACCGTACCGGTGGCAGCAGCTTCCTCAGCAACCTCAGCAACCTCAGCAACCTCAGCAACCTCAGCAACCTCAGCAACCTCAGCAACCTCAGCAACCTCAGCAACCTCAGCAACCTCAGCAACCTCAGCAACCTCAGTCCTCCACCACCTCGATGCCCACCTTGTTTTCCACCGCCTCTTGTACGGAGATCAATGTGGCTTCAACAGCATCTTCCAACGACGCCGAATCATCGACGATGTCGCCGATGTTCAGCAGTTTGCCAACCAAACGTGGTGTCTCCCACTTGTGGGCCATCTTAAATCCGATTGCCTGCAACAGTGCAACCGTGTCATCTCTCGTTACTTTCAACGTTTCGCTCATCTCTGAGTCTCCTGTAGTTTGAGAAAAATCTGTTGTCAACCCCGCAACAATCGCATCACGTTCACGCGACGCATCATTTCCTTCTGCTTGATTATATCGGACTCCGTTCTGGCTTGCTCTTCAAGCGTGCGAGCCGGGCTTGTGTTTGTTTTTCATACTTACTTCCAAAAACAGAAACCCGATTCCCCTTTATTTTACTTTCCCTCTTTAGCTGTCCGGTCACGCTTGCAAACCGTGCAGCGATACCGGGTCGGCATTTTGGGCTTGGGGGCCATCTCGTTGTGGACCCGCTTGTCATCTCCATGCAATTCGTCTTGTCCGGCATGTTCGCAGAAGCATCTGAGCACCATAACGTCTCTCCTTTTTCAAGATTGATAATCGTCCCCAGGTGGAGTCGAACCACCCTCACAGTCCACTTTTGTAACGGAATCGAACCGTCTGCGGGGCATAACCCATGGCCAACAGGGACGCCGAACAGGAATCAACTTTGTGTCATCACACACCTCTCTTTCTTTCTGGTTAAACCCTTTCATGGAGCTACTCTCTGCCCCTAGTATACCCCACCAAATGAAAAATTGGGACGTCCACTTTCTCAATTCCTGGACTTTATCACCGGTCGCCCGATCGCCAAGCAGCCGGCAACGTGGATGCTGCGGGTCTCTGAGTAAGCCCCCCGCCTTCGGACCACCCAATTAACTCGGGTGATTCCCTTGTCCTTGTCGGCCGGGGCAGAATTCAATGCCAGCATCGCGTTGACCTCAGCCAACTTCGTCTTCCGTCCTGAGAAATTCTTTCTTCCAAGCACCTTGTTCTCATCGTTCATATAAGCCGCAGCATTTGCCTGCGTAGCCGTAACGACCAAGCAATGCATCTCCTGACTTAATCGCCGCAGTTGCTTCCACGTCGTGTCAATTTGATCCATCGTCTCCGTCACACCGTTGGGTGGTGCCAGAATATCAGCATAGTCAATCACCACAATATCCGGGACCCACCCAGTACGTTCCCAGTCACGTATCATCGACAAAATCCCCATTACATTGATCGTACTATTCGGATGACAACTTATCCGCAACCGATCCGATCCGTCACCGGACGCCTTCCGGAACTGCTTGTATCCGGCAGAAGCCGTCAATGCTTCCAATTCACGGGACACCCTGTGCGGTGTACCGTCTGCATTCCAACCAATAGGAATCTGATACGTACCAGACGTGTCCGGCAAACCCGTAGCCCGTTGACCGAACAACTCCGTTAGCTCATCTTGGACGTTATCCCCCGCTTCAATATACACCACCCGCCGCCTGTTTTTCATCCCACGGTATGCCAAATCCCTGAGCCAGTATGACTTGCCCGATTTGTCAGACCCCATGAACGCAATGAAATTGTCCCGCTTCAGAATTGGATTTACCGTCAACCCCAACACCCCTGGATAACTCACCAATTCCTTCTGCCGTTCTTTGTCGAACGCCTGCCTCCACACATCAAAATCTTCAGCCAATTTAACAACCGATCCAACACCCAGCTCCACCTTGGCTACTCCGCTGAATGTATCATAAGCCTGCTCCACTCTACCCCGCTCTAAATCCTCCAGAACATGCTCTGCGGCCCTCTTGAGCCGTACCTTGTTCAGATACCTGCCAGCAACATCAAGCAAGTAGTCGGACGCCTGCTCGTCCCTGTCGTGCTCCTCCGAGAGGGTCGAGAGGAACTTGGCAACCAACTTGACAGTTGCTTCAGGAACTTGGGTGTGCTCCGCCCAGTGCTCAAACTGGTGTTGGATCTTTTCATTCGGTGGGACCCCGTACTTTCGCAGGTGGGACACGCACCATTTTGCGATGAGGGATGCCCATTGCGTCTCGAACATCCCATCCGTCCATTGGGAAGCTATCCGGGAACAGACCGTCTGGTCGGTTATCATGCCGATCAGGACTCGGCGAAGATCAGAACTGTTGTATTGCTTGGTTTTCATCAATCGAAGGCAATACCCAAACCTACTCTAGTACAAATACCCAATTTCATAAAATCGTTAACCAACCGCCCATGTTCTTGAACCATTCCAATTGTCAAACGACGGGCTTGCTCTTCTGTATCTGCTTCAAGGATGTTTATCGTAAAACATTTTTCGCAATCCTTGCCCTTTCGCATCCATACAGGACGTGTAAACAGGTATACATAAAACCGAAACATGCCAATCTCCTAATCAATTCGGGACCATATCGAGTAACCGTCTTCGCTCTCCCCCTCGTAACGGAACCGTGGAAGGATACCCATCTGCTTACAAATCTCATTTGATTGTGCCGGCAATGGTTCTGCATGCTCCGGCCAGCGGGTGAAGTACAGATGCTCAAACTCCATGTTCAACTCGTCCCGCTTGTCCTGCTCCCGTTGTTTGTTAAAGAATTCATCCCTGCTGCTTGGTTTTTTCTCGTCCTGTTCGGTACGCCCCATCGCCATCTGCAATGAGTTGAATTTCTTCTCAAAATCGTAAAGCTGTTTGAGTTCCGGCACGTATGGTTTTCCGTAGTTGTCTTGATACCACCACAAAACCTCTTCGATTTCTTCCCGGCCCACCTTCCTCTTGCTTCTCACCCGCCAGATGTTTTCAATGTAAACGTCTCTCGTCATTCGTTTGTTGTAAAACAGATCCGTAGTGCGGTCTTTCATCACCGTGCGGAGGAGTTTGGCCAGTTCTCTGTCCGTCCTGCTCCACTTGTCTTTGTGGAATCGCCACCACTCTTTTCCGTCAGATGGTTTCTTTGGATCAGGTATATTTTTGGATGGACCCCCGCCGTTCTCCTGAACGGCGGTCTTCTTTTTCAACTCTCCCTTATATAGGGAAAGGTCTGGGGTTTTGGCCGACCCTAGTTCCGGGGTTTTGGCCGACCCTAGTTCCGGGGACTCTATCTCAACTCCCGTGCAATCAAGGACGGCTTTCGCAAAATCAATGCTGAAGTGTCTCTTGGCGGGCAATCCCTGCTGACGGGACTCCAACCAGCCACGTTTCTTCAGCTTGACAACTGCCCGCCGTTGGACGTCTTCCGTCATCCCGATTTCCAGCTCGGCACCTTTTACGGTGCAGTAGAACCAGCCATCTTTCTCACTGGCCCGAAACTGTCGAGATTTGCTTACCAGATACATAAACAGGACGGCTTCCTGAGGAGTGCAAGTTTTCAGAACGCAATACGGAATCTGGAACCACTCCCCTGGGGAGAGTAGTGTTTCGAGCAATGTGTTTATTTGGGCAGACATCACCACAACCTCCAAATCAGACAGACCATCCAACATTCAACCGACACAAGCACTACGTTCAAGCATCACCATGCGGTCCATGCTTTCATGGCCATTCTCCAAAAAAGAAGGCCGTCCCAGGTTTAGTGCCGGGGACGGCCAAAGTGGATCGTGCTGTGAACCATGCACGTATTTTCTGAATTGTAAGAAGCCGAATACATCATAGTTCACGAACCTTTCCACTACCAGACGCCGGGCACTACTCAGCGTCACTGCCCCTAGTATATACCGGACCCGATCGAAAGTCTAGGGGGATTCGGGGGATTTCTTTTTCCTTCGTTCTTCCAGCTGTGTTAGATGTACCAAAGCTGTGTCACATCGTCTGTACACTTTTGCCTTAGCGATTCGCGGTAATCTTCTATGACGACCTCGTCCCACCGTTGGCATTCATCCTCGTAGTCGTAATAGTCATCCTCGAAAAACCACTCATCCTCGTCGTCCTGGTTCGCCTCATCTAACCATTCTCCTGGCTCCAGGTGGCCCCACAACAGCTAGTCCCGCTCGATTACGAAAACGTGAGTCAGCCTTTTGGCCTCGTCAATCCAGTCACGCATCTCCTGCCGTTCTACCAGGCAGTCCGTGTAGTGCCGGCGTAATTTGTTCTGTACTCTACTCATCGTTTTCAACCACGTCCGCCGGCATCATGGCGATACCGCCAAGGCCGTCTTCTATCCAGTAGTAGCGCTCGCCCTGCACGGTGCCGACCGCGACGATCTTCCCCCACGGTGTTTTGGTTCCGAGCAGGAGCATCACTCGCCTCCTTTCATTCATCGGGCAGGACTGTCCCGCAGAAAGGACATACTTCCGGAGAAGCCTCTTCAGCATGGGGACAGTTCGGTTCCAGAGTTATCTCGAAATCTTTGCCACAGCAATCACATGAGAATTTTTTCGTTTCTCCTGCAATCATCACTCAGATTCCTTTTGAGTTTGGGGGGATTCGGGGGATTTTTTCAATCATTGCTGCTCGTCCATCTTCGCTTGTGCAAAATTGGAGTCTTGTCCCTCAAGCAGTTCAGCAGGGATACCTAATGATGTTATTACAATTATGTTGCTATCCTTGCCACAATTGTCGACACAATTCACGGGACCCGCTTGGTGTTTACTCTTACTCATCTTCATTTCTCCCTTGCAAAAATTCCACCCACCCGGCTCCCGAGAGTGGAACAGCCGTTGGCTCGGGTGAGTGGGGTTAAAAGGAGGACGGGACCCGTCACCTCTAAAGACGGGTCCGTCCGACGGCAGGGACGTTCCGCACGGCCACCTGGCTGCGTTTGCCGTCGCACTACTTTGTCTTCATCCCCTGCTCCACGTCCCGGAAGCTGACAGTCACGAGCCGGCCGTCCTCCAGGATGCACTCGATACCGCCACGCCGGATGCCGACCACGATGACGGAGTGGCCGGAAGCTTCCATCTTTGTTCCCTTTTTCACGATTGGGGTTTGGTCTTTCATCTTTGCTTCTCCTTTTCTAGGCCCCTGTGTGGCCGTCTGTGCCCCTCCGTCCTCTGCCCCCTGAGTATACCCCACCTCGATTCCAGGGGCTGGATGGGCTCTTCTCGACGATTCTAGGGGGTGTCTAGTGGAGCGGTAAAGTTTCCTCCCCCTACAAAAACAAGGGGCTTACGCCCATTCCCTCTAATTCCAATAGAAAAACAGAGCATAGAACCTCCAAAAAAATTAGGCAGAAAGAAAGGGGATATGGATAGACGGAAAACCTAATGGTTAAACAATCCCGACTGCCCCTTACCAATATGCTAGTGTCCCCTTGTCTAACGCCTTACGAGCACACCCCCTACATACCATAACCCCCGATATATCCATTGTGTTTGTTGAGTGTAGTTTCTCGGTCGCCCGCCCCCCACAACGCTCACACTTGATTAGTGGGCTGTGGTGGTCACACCCGTTGCAGTTAGGGTCTTTACAGGTCATCATTCAATCCTTTTCTGGGCCCCTGTGTGGCTGTCTGTACCCCTTCAACCTCTACCCTCTGAGTATACCCCACTGTGATTCAAGGGGCCGGATGGACCCTTCTCGGGGATTCTAGGGGGTGTCTAGTGGAGCAGTCTGAAGCTGCTCGATCATTTCATTTGCACGATGCTTCAACACCTGGTAGCGGACTTCCCATGCAATGGAAAGACTCGTCTGGACCAACAGAAAAAAGCACATGATGAGCAGCAGGGCGTTTCGCGTGGAAGAACTCTTCTCCGTCCTCACCCTGTGCCATGATTCGTTTTCTCTGGTGGTTCGTTCCTTCCAAGCTTGTTCCTTCTCGTCTGTGTTCCAGCCCAGTTGGGGGTCACTGATTGCCATCGTTTTTCCTTTCAAGTTGGTGTTACTAGTGGAACGGGCAGGAGTCGAACCTGCAAAACCGCTGCACGCCTGCAAGCGATTCACAGCCAGGGCTCGGGAGGATGAATCCATTACCTTTCGACAGCGTCCTGTCTACTTACTCTGACTGCACGCATACCGCTTCGCTACCGTTCCAAAAAGCCCTGGCCGGAGGCAGGTGGTTTTCCCAGATTGCTCGTACACCACCACGCCCGGCTGGCCGAACATGCTCGCTTCCTCGCCATCGGCCAGGTTTGCTTGGCCGAACTTGGCTCCACGTCCCTTTTGGGGCATTTGCACGTCGTACCTCCGATCGCAGGACCAAAAAGCCCCGCCCCCTGTTTTTTGCCAAGAGTTGTCAACCCTTATGGCATAGAAAGACAGGGTTGGGGGCGTCTCCTGTTACATGCTCAAGGCCAGTTGCATCGCCATCACACCCCGGTCGGCGTTGGCTCCGAACAGGGCCGAACCGAGCCGGCTGTCCTCCGCCTTGACGGAGTCCTTGAACCGAGCCCGCTTGTCGTGCTGGAGCCAGCCGGTATAGGCGTTCAGGGCGTTCCAGGCAGTTGCACCGGCCGCATCCCGTTCTTTGTCAAATCGGGTGATGAAAGCACTGCAAGCAAGCATTGCACGCCGTCTCTGATTGTGTTCGATTTTGGTGGTGGGTGTTTTGGCGAAGGCTCCGAAGTCACGGGTGTAGCATTCGAGGAAAAACTGCCCGACACCTTCCGAAGAAACATCCTTGGCGGCCAGCGAATCGATCAACTGGCGGTTAGTCTCCAAGCTCCGGCCATAGAGCTGCAAGGCCTGTTTGGCCTCTTCGACCTTGCCCTTCACGTCTCCGATGTGCCGGGCCGTGTAGCCGTCGATCTTGAGCGTCGTCTTGCTGCGACTCTCGTCCGGGACGACCATGTGAAGGGTGTTGCTGCACACCACCCGGATCGTGGTCGGCGTGCAGCGGAGGGAGGTCAAACCGTCGTGTCCGTTGCTCACGCAGATGTACGGAGCGACCTCGTCCTTATCCCAGACAGAGAAAGACTCACCTTTCAATAGGAACCAAACCTTGGCACCGTTGCGGATGGAACCGGCCGACTCGACCGTGATCTTGTCATCCTGTTCTGCCAGGGCCTCGCAGAATTCGGCGAGCTGCCGGTTCTGAATCAGCTCGTAGTGGGGCGTGACGATCCCGAGAATCTTGTCGATGTCGGTCCGGACGTTGGCGACTTGGGTGCAAGGGATGTTTTCATAGATGCCTGAATGAGAATGGTCCTCAAAAACTCGTTTTTTCCTTGCCACCAACTTCCACTGTTCCACCTCCCAGTCCAGCCCGAGATCCTCCAGGGCCTCCACGGGCGTCTTCTCTTCGCTCCAGATCGTGCCCAGCCCGTGCCAAGCTTTCTCTCTCAGCAGTCCCACGCGGTCGTGTTGTTCGATTTCGTGTGCCATCTTTCGAGTCTCCATTTGAGTGACGGTTGAAAAAGTGAAAGGCCCCTACATTTTCTACCTGGATCTGTATCCATTCACGAATGCTTGTATCTCCAGCCACAAAATCGACTGTCGATCAATTTCCACACGGACGTGTGAATGTTCACAGCCGGCCGGTTCCAACGTGCATTCAATCCCGATGTAAGAACGATCTCCTTTTAGAGTGGTTGAAAAAGTGAAAAGCAAAGGGTTCAATATTTGTACGTAGTCCCGTCTGCTCTGAGGGCAACCCTGCCAACCGAAACAACAGGTTCATCGGCATCGACTTCCTGAACCGACTGCAACGTTTTTCTGCCTGTCAAAAAGAAGGCATCAGTTTCGGAAATCTTGATTGCCCTGGGTTGTCCCGTGATTCCTACAACGGCAAAACCGTCGCCATTTTTGAGTTGACCAAACGTAGTCATCTTTCGAGTCTCCTTTTGGTTGGTTTGGCCTGTCTTGTCAGCGTCGGGTAGCTGATCCCGACGGACGCCCCGGAGGGCGTTTCGACTATTCTTCCCAATCAAATGAATTGCAATCGGGACAGTTCTCAAATCCCGCAGGATGTCCACAATCAGGACAAGGTTTGATTTCTTCGATTCCCATGTCTTGCTTCTGTTGCTCTCGAATTTCTTCACTAGTCATCTTTTGGTCTCTTTTTGATTCTAGCGGTTGGTGATCCGTCCGACTATTCGGACGTTGTGATAGCGGACGTAGCAGGGGGCGGAGGGCAGGTGCCCCATCGCCCTGGCGAAGTGGATGACTCCGGCGTAGCAGGCTGCGATGAACAGGATTAAGATTGCGTAGGTCATCGGGTCTGGGCCATTCCGACTGCTTCAGGGCATCGCTCGCTGAGAAACTCAAACATGTACTGTCCTATTTTTGCTTCGCACATGTTAAGGCGCTCGTCGTCATCAGCACAAAGAAGGGAGTCGATAACGTCTGCCATCGTCTCTGTGCTGAGAACTTTGGCCAGAACTGTGGCAACCGCTTCCCTCGCGATTTGGCGATGATTGAAAATCGTTTTTCGTGCAATCATCGTTTCGTTCCTTTTGGTTAGTAGTTGTCGGCCCACTCCCTTGCCCCCCCGCAGGGGGCTCGGGTTTAGTTTCCCAGATAGAAATGTCCGAGTGTCCAGTGTGAAATCTCAGCGGCCTGCTCAACTGTGCTTCCGCCCTGATCCCAAACGATTGTGACAGCGTTGCCGTCGATCAATTCGATCCAGCCCTTGTCAGTTGGCTTGTAAACTTTGTCACCTACTTGAAATTGCTTAGCCATCGTTTCGTTCCTTCGTGTTTGGGCTTGGTTTTGGTTCATTGTTTTTCCCTCATCTACTTACATTATACGGCATTCCGGACAGAAGTCTATAGGGAAACCGGACAAATCGGAGGATTATCGGGAAATAGTTGGACCCGTTTCCGTAACCTGTTGCAGAGCAAGGAGTTACGTCACCAAAATAAAACTCAGAAATCCTATGATCCGTCGATCTTTTTATGCTCGGAACGTACACGATCGTCCTGCACACTCTCCCAATCGGGGGGTTCGTTCCGCCCAATCCGCCTGATTTTCCACCAACAGACGCCTACCAGCAGCAGGAGTCCCACGATTAGCAGCGTCTTGCCGGTGCTCGGCTCGGGCACCCCGGTTGCCACCTCCACGTTGTCCAACCCCCAGGAGATGTCATTGCCGATCCCCTCGAACTCCAGCCTGTACCAATCCTCACCGTAACCGACGAGCGGCTGCCGGAAGTGGTAGACTCGGTCCGGCTCTGGGTATCCCAGCGTGTCCGTCTCCGTCCTCTTCAGGTGGCTGCTCAGGTAGGATGCCGCGAACAGATGTCTCGCATCGTCATCGCTGCTTGGCACCTGCCAGACGATCCACGGGGCCGGTCCAGATGCCAGCCAGTCCCCGATAGCGTACACATCAAAATCAACATACACGGAATGGTAGCCGGCCATCGGTTTGAT